TTAAAAACAGTACTCTTGATAATACAAGAGATCTTTTTGAAATCATTTTCACTTATATCTAGCTGATCATTGATATCAGCCAGTACATGGTGATGTTCAGAACAGTTATTTATTACAGCTTCACAATAAAACGATGAATCCTTAGCCCATAACTCACCATTAAGTAAGAAAATAAGCCCAAGATCTTTTGGTAAGATTCCTTTTGAATCCATTTTTTGTATTTCAATTAGCCTTACAATCTTATCTACTGTTTTACATACATTATCAAAATCAAAAGTATGATTAAAAATATAAATCGCATTCCTTAAACAACTAAAATTATTAGAATTATTTAAAACATATAATGCTGCCACATTTGCTTCACTTAAATTATTAGCATTTAACTCTATTAGCCCTTTCATAACATGCCAAAGATCCTTAGGTGCAGTTTGTTTACTACTATCAAGTAACCGCATACACCTCACATAATTAAACTCACTAAGGACTTCATAAGGCTTAAAGCTGTTTATCAGCGAACCTAATTCATCCATTTTGGTTTTTGGAATTGGTGTTTTCATGTCTTAATAAAGATAAAAATTATAGTTACAATATTACTGAATTTATTTTATAAGATACATGAAAATAATCATTCGTCTTGTAATCATCCGAAGAATCAAGAAGATTTTTTAATCTTAAGCAGATGGAAAAAACCACCTCGAAAGGTGGTTCTGTTAATTATCGATTGCGTCTTGTAGTCGTATTCTCAGTCAAGGAGCGACTAATTTGAGAGTTCGGATTTTTAATATCCTCGCTTACTAATTTCGGCACCGCTTTTGGAAGTTGCTTATCAAGTTCTTCTTTTACGATGATCCGGACTGTTTTCTCATCCAGTTGTTCAGCTTCAACTGTAGCCCCACTCACCTGATTAATCACTTCAATTTTGAAATTGATTGTCGGTGAATTAGGCTCTATTGAAGGCATAATCTCAGCTTGAGGGCGTGAAGTACGTCCCAAAGTAAAATCCTGAACATCATCCAGATTTGAGCGATCCCGAACCAAACCGTTTGATGAGAAATAAACTTTCCCATCGTGGAATAGATCAGAACTTGCTGAAGAAGCTGTAGTGGGAATGCGACTATTGCCCTTATAAATAATCTGATTATCTTGAACCGGTTGATTGAAGATGTCAGATTGCTTTTGGCTTTCTATAAAGGCATTAGAGCTCATCATTGCACGGCGCATGACATTATCAGCTGAAGCATTGTTATTGAGGAATGTTTCAGGTTTTGCACTCTTACGCATATTTTCAACTAATCCAACACCACCCCAGCGTTTAATATCTTCTTGGGACCATACGATCTCGCCTTTGTGTACAGCACCAGCAACTTCATATTTCCCACCAGCTCCAGTGTAACCACCGTCCGCAAAGCCCTGATCTTTGATTGCACGGATATTCGCAATAATGCTGGCACCCTGTGCAACTGCTCCAGCAATTAAAGGCAAGTTATAAGGGAAACCAACTTTTGAAGCTGCTGCGATATTTTGCTGAATGGCAATACCTGCGGCTGCAATGGCATAAGCTTTATCTGCGGCAAACATGAGCTTGTAGGCTTTAGACTGCTCACCAAACATAGAGCCAAACATCGATGTGACAGAACCCATCATTTGCCCACCAAGGGCAATCTGAGTATTCAGTCTGTCTTGTTGATACTTGTCTTCAATGTCCTTAGTGTTCTGAGCATATTCATTGTAAATTTGACTCCTTTGCTCTTGAGCAGCTTGAATAATTGCAGTCTTCTGGTTTTCGTAATCCTGTTGCTGAATTAATCCAGCTTCCATTTGTGCATTCAGACCATCTAAACCACTTTGCTCACTAAGATCAGTGGCAGCATATTGACTATCAGCTAGGTCATTGGCAGCACCTAAACGGCTGAACCGTTCCTGATCCTGTCTATAGAACTCACTGGAGCCATTCATATCGGCCTGAATACCGCCCCAGTTTTGAACAGCATTATTAACTTTGTCGCGTGTCTCTTTGTCCTGTGTGGCTTTAGATAATGCGATTAGCTTTTGCCGCTCTTCTATGGAAAGTTTTGTATTCTTAAGAATCTCCTCTCTTTCCAGTCTGTACCGCTCCTGCATAGTTTGAGTTTCGGAAAGCAATGATAAGCGTGCTTGAAATAAACGCTGTTCCTGAGCAAGTTTTAACAGACCTAGTTCTTGCTGTTTTTGCTGTTCTAGCAACTCTACTGCTTGCTTTTGTTCAGACTTACTTAATTCAATGTCATGAGCCGCATTGAACTTTTTACGGTTAAAGCTCTCTTCCAGTAACTGTTCCTCGGTTTTCTGGAACTCTTTGTAGTCCTCAAGCTTGCTTCTAGTCGCTTCTTTAGCAATCGCAATATCATTATCAGCACGGCGATTTAATTCAGCCTTGATTTCAGCGGTTCGCTCTGGTGTAAAGCCTGCTTTGTCCACCTCCTCTAATCTTGTCTTTCTGTTATTGTTAATCCGCTCAACTTCAGTGGCCACTTCGTTTTCAAGTGAACGCTGTAGGTCCTGTTGACGATCAAGTTGAGATTGAATATCACCTGATGCTTTATCACTTCCTTTACTAGCACCACTTTTAACCCTGCTTTGCATACTTGGTGACTGGTGAAGAAGTTTAAGTGATACTCCATCTTCAAAGATCACCTCACTGACATAACCACCACCTTTGCTGTCATACCATGTCTTGATATCTTTCACGGCAACATTGGTTGTGATTGGTGTACCTTCAGGCATTGAGAAATCAATACCCTTATGAAATGAAGAAGCCCCTTTAGTAGGGGCTTGTCGTGGACCATAATTGGAACTAATCTTATAAGAGGATAATGATTTTCCGCCTGCCTGCAATCGAGCCAGATGTTCATTAGAAACTTTCTGGCCAGACATTGAACCGCCATAACGAACATCAAGATGAGGGCCTGTGCCAATTCCTGATTGGCCTGACACACCGACTAGACGTTTCGAAAGTTTTTGCTGTTTAGATAACTCATTTGTAGTTTCCTTTAATGCTTTATTTTTAGCATCAATTACTTGCTTGTTCTGTTCTTCAATAGATAGGACTTGCAAGCCTTTTTGAGCTATTTGATATGTATATTCAACGCCCTCCTTTCTAGCCCAATTTGCACTTTTAAGTAGCTCCTCTGCTTGTTTCTCCGTAAATCCCTTTGCTAATGCAAATTTCATAAAATATGCATCATATTCACGATCATAAAGAGATTCAGCATATTTCTTTTGCGCATTTTTAGCAGCTAATGCGGCCTTTTCATTCTCATTTAAGGACTTGGTGTTTTTATCAACGCCAACAATGGCATTTTCAGCCCTATTACCAGCAAGCGTTACTTCTATACCAAATAAGCTATAAGTTTGCTTGGTCTTGGCTGCAGTTTCTGCCGCTTCATCATAAGCATTCACTTGCTTAAGCAATGCATCCATTAAATCAGAAGAAATCTTCTGATTCTTTAATTGCTCAATTGCTTCAGTATAGGAAATGGTGCCAAGACGTGCTTTATTCGAAATTTCAGCTACTTTAGCATTACCTACCGCATAGTTCTGGATATTGATTAATGCTGAACCGACCGCTAATTCTTGTTTTTCCAATGCTTTATTTTGATTATTTATTGTCGCTGCTAAATCACCTAGCTTCTCTTTACGCTGTTCATCATTTAGAGCCTTGATTTCCTCCTTAGTTAACTTTGCCGCTTCAGCCTGCTCTTTTAACTTTGCCGTTGCTTCTGCAGATTTACTTGAGAAATACATATAAGTAGCAGCCAAAGCCGTCACGCCTAATGTAATTGCTCCGATTGGGCCACCAATTAAACCCCATGCCCCACTTACTAAACCTGCCATTGAAGCACTTTTACCTTGGGCTGCTGTAACTGCGTTGGTTGCTTTTTCGACATTACTTGCTGCAAGTACATATCTAGCGCTGGCCGCACTTGCTCCAAATTTAGCTTGAGTTTCGGCGTTTGTTGCTCTTACATTCGCCAAATGAGCCTCAGCTTCAGCCAATGCAGCTTTTGCACTTTCTACCGCCTTTTGCTTTTGCAATTGTGATGCAGCATTGTCAGCAACCAAGGATCCAACTTTAGTATTTAAAGCCGATACTTGTGTTGCGATTGCTTTGGTTAGTAATGCTGTACCCCCCAGAATAGCTACATAAGAGATTGATTCTAAGTTTTCAGCTAGAACCTTAATTGAACCAGATAATACTTGAGCTGCTCCGCTTCCCTGACTAGCTTCTCCAACAAATTTAGTAATCTCATTATTAAGAAGAGTTAATGACTGGCTGATCGTAATATCAGTTCTACCAAATAATGCATCTACATCAGACTCTACATTTCTTAAGGCTTTCACAATTTCTTGCGATGTAATTTTTCCTTCAGCAGCAACTGTACGCAACTCTCCCACGGTAATACCCATACCCTGAGCAATAGCTTTTGCTAAAGCCGGTGTTTGTTCCATGACAGAGTTCAGTTCCTCACCACGTAAGGTACCGCTCGCTAAGGCCTGCCCGAATTGTACTAATGCTGCATCTGCCGCGGAAGCACTCGCGCCACTAATCGCCACAGCTTTTGAAACTGTTTCAGTTAATCGCGCTGTATCATCCATTGTTAGATTTAAAGATTTAGCATTATCACTAAGTCTTTGATAAACCTGTAAAACAGAATCCCATGCTGAATAGGTATTTTGAGCAATCCTGAATGTATCTTCAGTCGCCTTATTTAACTCCGTCTGGTCTTTAGTAACTAGCTTTAAACGGTTTTGTAGTCCTGTATAAGCATCTATTTGACCAATTGCAGCATTGACCGTAGCCAAGCCTGCCATATATCCAGCTAAAGCTTTAATTGAAGTACCGAATGAGTTAGCTGCTTTATCCTGTTTATCCAGCTCATTGGTTGTAGCTTTAATTTCTTGCGCAAATTTATGATTTTGTTGAGTTGCTTGCTTAGTCACTTCAACTGTTTTTTGAACTGACGTATTGGAATTATTAACTGTGGTATTAAAGTTTTGAACAATGTTATTGGTAACAGAAAGTTGTTTCCCCATATCTTTCGATGATTTAGATGCGGAATCACCTCGATCAGTAAATTTTGACAATTCTTCTGCCAAGGCTTTGACATTACGTTCAGCATTTTGCGAATCAATAACAATGACCAGACGAGATTCTTGTGCCATTTTACTTTCCTCTAGGCATTAAAAAACCCACTCATTGAGTGGGTTCCATTTAAGTTAAATCTAATTACTAAGCTGGGTAGTAAACCAATTTTAAAAAGCACCCTAGGTTGCTTTTCTTACTATCTTAATATTGCTTTTTAGCAGCATCCAATCCATCTAAGAATGAAACTACTATATCGGAAGGTACTTTGATGATCCGATCTTGTTGACCTTTAAGTTTTAACTCAAAGCCATTTTTATTTTTTCTTAGAAACGGTTCTGACAATGATACACCAATTATCTCACTTAATTTACAGTCCATATACCTATTAGAGCAGTCGGCATCTCGATCAATTTTCACAACTTCATGAGTATTTCCATCGGTATCATAGGCAATTTGAATATTGCCCCATTTACCTATAAATGATGTATTCAAATATAATTGAGTTGTTATAAGTTTTTTTGTTGTTGGGTTATATGTTCCTCTTAACAACATATTATTGAAATCTTTAGTTTTTATATTAACTATTTTTTCAAAGCGATCAAATACTACAGATGCAGATGTATCCTTCTGTTTCAGAGCGCTTCCAACTAATTCAATGTAACTTCCTTCATCAGCCTTACTACCATCAGCTTTTAAAAACATAAATTGTGCAGATTCAGGTCTCAAAGACATTCCTCCACCCAAATAATAAGTTTTACAATCTGAAGTTAATAACTTTGATACCAAAGCTCTATCTTGCACATATGATTTATTATTAATAAGAAACTCAGAATATCTAATTGGAAGTCGTCGGTTTCCATTGGCATTAGTAAGCATCCCTGTTTCTATTACTTTAAATTTATTATTTTTCAAGGATTCGTAATTTTTTAAATTACGTTGCACTCCAGCAAAAATATCCTTATCAGGGTCAACAAAAAAAGAATTAAGCACGTATTGTTTTGACATATCTGTTAAAGAGAATTCACTTGCTTTTATATCTGCATAACCACATTCATTTGCATGAGCAGTTGTTAATCCCCATCCAAACACAATACCTAACAAAATAATCTTCTTCATGCATTTCACCATTTGTTATAAAGTGTACTAACTTTAACAAAATGGTTACTAAATGTCACATAAAGGAAAACCACCCGAAGGTGGTTAAGTATTTTTTCTAAAATTTAATTAGAAGCTTCAAAGCCTTTTATGCATCTATTGAAAAATGTTGATGAATAATCTTTCCTATATGCTTTTCTTTCACTTTCATTCACCGGAAATGGTATATGGTCGTAGACAAGATCAATTAATTTCTTACTAAAAACAATCATCACTTCATTTTGAGTCTTTTCTTCAACTAAATGATATTGCTCCTCTCGACTTTGACCATTGAAATAATTATCCATATAGACCAATGCTAATTCAGTATATATTTCACACCTTTTCTTTACTTCCATATTTTCCACCGATTTGGCTTGAGCCATACCTATCAATGAAAACATAAGCGTAAATAGATAAAACTTTTTCATTAACTTTTCCATTATTAATGGCAAGAAGCAGAATTTAGCATTTAATAAAATGAACAACTTTAAATTACCGCAATTTTAAGATTCTTCTATCAGTTCATCTTTTAACATTTGCGTATTAATCCCAAACTTGGGATTTTTACATACATAATTAAAAACTGTATCCTCAACAGACCCGGAAACTATATTGTTAGGTCCTATTGTCGAATCACTAGTTTCAAGTATCTTGCCTTGTTTATCATAAGCTATACCCTTAACCGTAATGGATGTTCTTGAACTGCAAAAATAATAATCTAGTGTCTTATATTCCGTAAGTATCCCACTATCTAACTGTTCTTTTAAATTATTTACCTTAGACCAAACACTTACAGAATTATCATTTGAATGATAATTCAATGTTTCAATATCTATATATGTACGTACATTATCTGTTGATTCCGCTACCAATTTCCAGTCTTGTGCATAACATAGATTAGAAGTTATAAATCCTATAATTAATATAAAAGCTTTCACGGAATCACCCATTTTTAAAAAATTTTTTAATTTAACAATCGAATACTTTTGAGGCAATAAAAATTATCATCTCTAGCATTTTTATTAATAAATCAATTTAAACCACAATTAACTACAAAAGTTTTCTTATAGAAGCTAATCACCGCCTCAAAATCTCTTAATAGAATCTCCTCGGTATATTCATGCGGTGAAAGCTTGAGTAGAGCCGGTACATACTGTTTTTTGTAGACTTCAGGGTATGTCTTGCACAATATCTCCCGCTTCCGATCGAGTGGAAAATTTTGATTATTTAAATCATCGAGCATCTTCCCTATTTCTTTATCTGCACTCATGAATTGCGCTTCAACTGAAGGTGGAAGTGTCTTACTTTCAGCTTGTTTAGTGCAACTAACTAAAACCACTAAAGAAATAGATAACCCCAATGTATAAAATAGTTTTTCTAACATATTAATTTTCAATACAAATTATCGCTAACATTGTACATTTCCATATATCAAAATTCATTAACTAAAATAGCCATCATGAAGATAGCTATTTTTTACTTTTTGGATTTGAGTGAAATCTTCTTATGGGCTTCTTCAATAAATAAATTATCTAAAGCAAAAATGCAGTCGTTAAA